AAAGGTTTTCTTAAAAGAGGGTGAAAACAAAAAGGTTTTCTTAAAAGAGGGTGAAAACAAAAAGGTTTTCTTAAAAGAGGGTGAAAACAAAAAGGTTTTATTAAAAGAGGGTGAAAACAAAAAGGTTTTCCTAAATAAGATAAAAAAGAACTTAAATATTTATAAGTATCACTATTAAACAAAAAAATGTCTAAACCTCCAACATCCAATAAAAAAAAAGGTCTGGAAACAAAAACAACCAAAGATGGGAAAGCCAATCCAAAATATATAGATTTGCTAAATGAATATCCAGTAATTCCAAGTCAGTTATATGGATGTTATTCTTTCGTTTCTCCCGAAAAAATTATTAAACAAAAAGAAGTTTTCTTTTTTGAACAATTTGTAAAACAATGGAACTTTACTAAATCGGTTTCACAGTTTTCCGATTTTTTACAATTCGTTTCGTTTAAATATAATTTGAAAGTCGATAATTTATTGGAAGATTTTAAACAGTTTGTGCAGGAAGAAGAAAATGTGCTTAAAGCAATAGATGTTCAAGGAGATTTTTCTACGTTTCTAGATAAGAATGAAGATAAGCTTACTGAAATTTTTCAAAAAGAGCACGGATTTCAAACTTCTGTTCGTGGATTCGTGAATATTGGCAATTTCCCAACGACCGAAGAAGCAGAAAGATATGCTAAACAAATCCGGGAGAGTGTCCCCCATCATGATATTTTAGTTGGTCGTAATTTTGTCTGGACACCATTAGATCCAGACGCATATAAGACTGGTCGTATTGAATTTATGGAAGATGAATTGAATCAATTGCATCATGAGAAACTGAAGAATGAAAAGAAGGCAAAAGAGGATTTTGATAAACGAGTATATGAAAGTAAAAAGAAGGCAATTGAGGCGAATATTGAATTGGCGAAAAAGACGGGAAATACATTAACTCAAACGATGGATGATAATGGAAATTTAGTAGGTGTGCGAGAGAATGTGAATTTCGAAGAGAGAGATGCTGCTGAAGATATAAAGAAAAAAGAGAAGAATGCCTAAAATAACCTGTATAATTTATTTTTATACATAGATTATATAATGCACGAACCGGATAACAAAGACATAAGTATAAACGAATATGTGAAATATTCTTTTACAGTTACATTTATGGTGTTATTAACAACCGGAACTATCACATTTATTGAAGCAATTCGAACACCAGATCCAATGATTCGGCATGTATTTAATTTAGAAACATGTATTTCTGTTATTGCTAGTTATTTTTATTCGTTATTTATTACGGAAATCGAAAATCCAGATAAAGATTTCAGTTGGAAATCCATCACAAAAACCAGATATATGGATTGGGCTATTACTACTCCATTAATGTTATTAACCTTATGTTTAGTTTTAGGACATAATATAGGTAAAAGTTTACGATTGGGTATTTATGCATTGATTATAATCATGAACTTCAGTATGTTAGCGATCGGATATTTAGGTGAAGTAAATCATTGGGATAAACTTATCACTAGTTTATTCGGTTTCATTCCATTTTTTGCAATGTATACGATTATATTTACTCAATATGTAATGCCCAAATATCGACTAGATAATTATATTTTATATGGATTATTTATATTTTTATGGGGTATGTATGGAATCGTTTATTTATTGAATGAGGAATATAAGAATATAGGATATAATATATTGGATTTAGTCTCTAAATGTTTCATTGGTCTAGGATTATGGGCTTATTATACTAAAATTTTTGTGTAAAAATATAAATAATAATATTTACAATTTATATTTTATTTATTCAATGAAATCCATGCCAGAATGTTCTTTCATGTATCGTTTACTAGAAGATTCTACTAAAAGTCCATTCGCAAAAATGCCATAATTCATGTAATAATCATCATTTTCTAATGCTAAATGCCAAATAGGAAACAGTCCTTCTTCTAAATAAGGGGTTGCTCGTTCGTCTAAACATGCTAATAATCTATATTTTTTATCGGTAACAAACACGTCCCCTACCAATTCGATGGATTTTTCTTTTTGTTCAGGTGTTATCTTATCTACTAATATCGAATGATACCCTGTAATATATAAATCCTCAAATAATTCTTCATATTTACTACGAGCGCATTTATATAATTTATTTTGACTTCTGGTATTATTTCCAGAATTATAAATTTTGGTAGTTCCAATCATATCTACTGCGACGTATCCATTTAATGTGGTTTTTACTAAATCTCCTTTTCTTATATCTTGGATTTTCACGTATTTTTCCTTTTTCAGTTGGATATTGTAACATAATATTTTGGAATCTTCTTTGAAACACGGAATATTGTCGGTAGATGGTGATGGATCCGGTCCTACATTTCCGGTAGGTCCTACATCTCCAGTAGGTCCTGCATTGGTAATTACATTATCTACAAATACATATGGATTAACCGTGGTAGTGTTGGTTACATTTTCAAGAGATAAAGTAGCAAAATCATTTCCATTATAATCACTTATATATACATGAGTAAAAGTATATGCATTGGTAGATAATCTATTTCTATTGGTATTGGTCGAATAATATATATTTGCAAAACTATCTCGTATTATATTCGCATTTAATAAATTAGTTTCTACAATAGTATTGAAATTTGGATTATTTAAACTTATTTTATAAAAATTAGAATTGTATGATTTTACATATATGTTATTATAATCATCCAATACCATATTAAAAGTATCACATAGTTGCCTTAAAACGGAATTATCTGAAATAGTCACGTTATTTAAACCAGGTATTGCATCATGAATATTCTGGGATGTTCCTGGATAATAAGTAGTTCCAGGTGTTTGGGTTGCCGGTATTTTTATAATACATGCTGTGCTATAATATCCATTTGCATTAAAAGATGTTCCATTATCAGAAACATACATATTATTAGACCCATCTATGGTTAACCCTTGTGGTCTTCCAAGATATTTACGTTGTGTGTTACTGTCGGCATACCCATATATTTGGGGATCATATTCAAAACTAGCATATACTTGTGGAGAATAGGATTCCTGTGGAGAAAGAGGAAAATCATTCGGATTTATTTTTATAATTCTTCCTAGTCCATTTTGAGAGACGTATAAATTACCACTTGTATCAATTACCATATCATAGGCTAAATCTGTATTATTATTACTATGGTATAGTAACGCGACGGCACCATTTACTAAGGAAATACTAAAAATTTTGGTATTGGATGAAGCTGTTCCATTATCGACTAAACAATAAATGGTATTTTTTTGTTGACTATATTGAATACGCATAGGGTTTTGATAATCGGGTTGATTTGTCAAATCAAATAAGAAATGAACGGTTCCATAATAACTATTTACTTTCACTAGTGTTGTATAAGAATATATATTTTCGGAACTGGTAGATGCTGTATAGGTTGTTTCTCCAAATATATCATTACCAAACTCATCCTGTCCTGTAGGAATTTGTTCAATAATCGTAGTATTTAACGTAACTGAATAAGTTATATTTGCAATCAAATAAATATCATTATGTTCATCTATAGTGGCAACATTATTTAAAACAATACTTACACTATCAAAACTATTAAATCCCGGAAGGGGAGGGGTTAATTGTGGATTATCATTATTTGCATTTATTTGTGCAATCACATTTGCGCTAAAATCTTGATATGAAGCATCATAAAAGATCGAACTGATATCTATAATATCTGGTTTGAATATTGTAAATGGATCCGAAACCGTTTGTCCATCTCTCTGTAAAATATATGTGGTATTCGTTTGAGGAAAACTAGTAGTATCTTCGTAAATAACAATTCCTGAAACATCGCTAGATAATGGATATGGAATAGTTGTAATTGTAACAGTAGAACTCATTCTTAAATAATATTATATAATAAATATAATATTTTTATTTTACCATTTATTTTTTTTTACTGTAATTTGCGATCCTGGTTTTTTCTTTTTCGCATTGGATGGATCATATGCTTCATCTTCGTCGTCGGATCCTAATCCTTTCGATATCTCCCAGAATTCTTTGGATCCTAATTTGAAATCTGGACGATTTTCTGCCTTATACCAGAATATTTGGTCTTGTAATTTATTCGATTTTGCATTATTATTGATTACTAAACATTCATAATTTTCCGTAGTTTGGTCCATGACGGAATTAAACGATTCCAAGGTTGGAAACATACTCGCATAATTCTCCCATATTCTTTTACGATTGGTCATGTATGGTTCTCTCAAAATAAAAACATAATCTATGTTTGTTCTCAGTGTGGGAGGAATACCTAAGGGATATTGCATTGTGATGATTAACATGACCTTCCAATGTCTCCCATTCATGAAGAGAAGTCGCATTAATTTATCGCGTGTCCATGAGTTATCGTATAAACAATCGTCTAAAATCACGAAAGTTCTCGGATCAATCGTAGTTCTACGATAGGTTTCCACCTCTTTTTGCATTTGTTTCATCACGGTTTTCTGTCTTCTCAATATATTTTCTATTAAAACCGAACTGTATTCATTATGAATGAAAAGTTTGGGAACATGTGCGGCATAAAACCCATTACCTGCTTCTGTCCCGGAAATCACGGTTCCAATCGGAATATCTTGATGAAAAAATAATAAATCTCTCACTAAAAAGGTTTTACCAGTATCACGCCGCCCAATTAAAACAATCACGGGACCTTTGTTTTCATCGGCACGAAAGGTAATCCATTTCATATCCCATTTTTTCAATTCTAATGTCATAGTTTCTTTATTTATTCCCTTGTATATAAGAACGAGTTATTATTTTTATATGTATGACGCATCTAAAGATGAATATTTTATTTTTATTATATATTTGAAAACCGCTTTATGCTAGGGTAAAGCGGTTTTATAATATATAAATAGAGCATAAATTGAAAAAAATATTTTATTTTTATAAACTATATATTTTA